TCACGGCAAGAAATTGTTTTCGGCAGCGCATGCCGGCTCATATCGGCTGCACATTTTCTTGAACGCAACCTTCGCACCTTTACGGCAGTCGCGGTAGACCAGCGAGCCGCGTTTGTAGTTTTGGCACACGCTGTTGTAGTCGATCTGGTCGTTTACCACTGTCCACTCAAACTGGCCGCTGATGTGCTGTTTGTTGTGGCCGTTCTCCCAGCTCCAGTTGCTGAGGTGAGTCTGGCGGGAAACGGAGCGCTTTTGCGTGCTGCTGGTGGAGTTGGCTGCGTAGTAGCGGGCCGGTGGTGGCTGCATCGTGTTGGCGACGGGGCGGGGCGTGTAGTTGCTATCGTTAAACGATGTTTGGCGCTGCTCTAGCGCTCGGGCGGTGCCTTCTTCGAACCAGTCGATTTCTTCCTGGGTCAGCGGCCGCTGCTGGGATGCTGGTGCTTGTTCTGCTGCTGGGGATTCGTAGCTTGCAATGGAAGGCTGGTTAGCCGGCTGCATGGGCTGCTCAGGCTCTTGGTTAAACCAAGGCTTGCCGCCGACATGAATGCCTTGCTTGATCTGATTTACGTCCAGTACGACCGGCTTGCCGAATGTAAATGCAAGTGCCGAAAGCACCGCTGAGCCGATACCCAGGATCGCCAGGAACCGCCAAGGGCTAGGTTTCTTTCCGTTGCGTAGGTAATCGGGTGCATCATCCCAGTCTGATCTCATCACGCCTCCTTGCTCAGTGATCGGGGCCTTTTTCCTTGGTCAAACTATTTGTTCGAAATCTTCCCTCATGTCATCCATTTCGATTGGTTCTAGCTTGGCTTCGCTAAATCCGAGGGGAAAGAATGAGTGAGAGATGTCATGTTTGCAGAAAAAGGATATAAGAGTGAATCCGGCGTCGATGTTTTCAAATATTCTTTCTTGTAATAGTTTCGACATGAAACTTGAGTCAATCTCGTCCTGTCTCTTTTTTGTAATCGTTTTTTGATGAATTATTTCGTTGCGGATGTTCTCCAGTTCTTTGAAGATGTTCCAGCCTTTCATTTCTTTTGGGGAGTCTGTTTTTAAAATGCTTGGTAATACTTCTGATATTTTGTCGCTCGTCGTATACCAACGCTCAATCGCGGATTTGTCCCAGATCTCTTCGATTCCCTTTTGGTTTTTCTTTCTCATCGTGTAGTCGTTTGGTATTGCTATGTTTGAGAAAGACTCTATAGCGGTATATATGGCGATAATGCTGCTCTGGATGTGTTCCAGATAGTCATAAAGCTTGGTTATATTTTTGTCGGTAATATATATCTCTCGCTTGTTTTTTGTTTTTTTTGATATTAGAGAGTTGTAAATTTTGCGAGCTTTGAGCATTTCTTTCTTTGCTATGCTCGCAAATAAAGAAACATTGTTTGGGGGTGGGAAATTTACTTCGCAGCCGTCAATTAAAAATGTGTCTAGTTTTTGAAGTGTCAGGTATCGTTTGGTTTTTTATCGTGAATTATTACTGGACGAGCCATGCGAGGGTCTGTATGGTCGTCGGCTGCTTTTTTACTCATACATTAAGTCTTAAGTTTATAAGGTCATTGGCTTTAATTATCACCTGCCCTGTAATTGCGAGCATACCAGCGCATTGCTACTTCCTTTGTAATCGCTATCCCGCGTTTTGATTGGGCAAGTTTGAATTAGCTTCCTCATAGTCGGGAGAAAACTGACCTTTGAGAGGGTCGACTTCGCCTTTCCATAGCCAAAGCTCGTATTGAGGGAATGCTTTCAGCAGCTCCTCCATGTCTTCAATGCGGGCTTTTACTTTGCGATTGGTCGCTACGGTCTGCCATCGCTGTCGCTCAGTGATAGCGGTTGTTTCGGCTAGCTTGGTTGCGCCCAGATGGCGAACAAGCGTTCTAAGCCGCTCTTCTATCATTCCGAAAAGCTCTTAAAGATGATGAATAATTTATTGATAAATAATTCATCACTGATAGCATTGCCTCGTGATAAATAATTCATCAGCGCTTGGGCGCTACTGCCACGAATAGTGACGGAACGAGCATGGAACTGGAAGAGCTAGAACCTTCAAAGCTGATCGCCCCACAGCAGGACGTGGAAACCGTCGAAGCCTGGGCGGAACGTAACGGCCTGACATGCTCCATGGCCCGCGCCTGGGTCTACCGGGGCGTACTCCCCACCGTAAAGCTCGGCAAGCGCCGCATGATTAACAGTGCGCTGCTGCGTAGCTGGCTACTGGAACAGGAGTGGACCGCATGAATCCTCCTTTCTATACGCAAGCCGCCTTCGCCGCTCTGGCCGGTGTATCCGTGGAGACGGTTGCTGGTTGGGTCAGGACTGGCGCGGTCGAGAGCGTGAAGCTGGGCAAAACCCGTCTGGTGCGTTTTCCGGGGGTGAACCCATGAGCCGCACAGACCCGCAATTCAAGCTGCGCATGCCTGCTGCACTCCGCGCCCAGGTCGAGCAGTCCGCTTGGGCTGCACGCCGCTCCCTAAACGCCGAAATCGTCATTTGCCTGGAATCGTCCTTCGCCCACGTTGCGTCCAGCACCAATGTACAGGAGCGCTCCGCATGATCCGCACCGTCTACGGAAAGCCAGGGGAGGGGATGACCTATGCAGAAGCCGGCCAGCTATCAACGCCTTCCGCACGCCCAGGACTGCGACTGCTCTGTCTGCTGGTCCAGACGCGAAATGGCGCAACCCGCTCCCTCCCGGTCCACACGCTGCGCCCAATGCCGCCCCGCGTATGCGCGGCCGATTCGCACGCTACAAATGGGCTGCGTCGGTGGAACCTGGAAGCCTCTGCTCTCGGACTGGACAGTGGAACCGGCCTTTATCTGCGAGAAGCACACGCCACCCGAGCGCCCAGCGAAGTGGTGGAGCGTTATCTACGACTCGGGCAAGCCAACGCCCTACGTGCCGATGCACGAACCGTTCGAACTGGTGGGGTAGGGCGCAAGCGGATGCAGGTTCGTATCGCTGCGCCTAACTGGCATGAGATCGGTCGGGAGCTGACCGTTGGTGGGGAGCTGTACGGGCACGTCACCTATCGCCGCGACGTTCCTCTGTTCATTCCGTTGGACGGTAGCGAGCCAACGAAACACCGGTCCCTCGTTGAGCTGCGTCGCTATGTCGCTGAACGCTATCAGGCTGAGCGCGTGGCCGAACAGGTCCAGGGCCGCGCTCCCGGCTCGTCGGATCACGCCTCACCGATCCGGCGAACGGAAGCACGGGCGGAGCGCACCCTTGACCCGGCACGAACCGAAACAGCCTCCGCTCGTGAGTGTGGGGCAGCTTCACCGCCCCGCGCTCCCGAGCCCTCGGCGGCAAGAGCGGGATGACAAGGGCAGAGCCCTTGGTGTTAAGAGGGTGATGTTTATTAATTAATTTTGTTTTGAGCGTGGTGGTTAAGTGTCGATTCGTCGCTATTCATGCCAATAAGCCACGCAACTTGATAATTCCTTGAGTATGAAAAAAAACCGTTTCAAGCGCGTATAACTAGAGCTACGAATTAACCCGCAAGCCAAGTAACAAGCCGGTCGCAGTGAAATTGCTTTTTCACTCGCTCGGGATCGCTCGGCCTGCAGAAAGCAAAGCAGCGCAATAAAGCGCAACTAGAGAGAGGAAACACAAATGGCACGTTCGACTATGGAAGTTGCATTTCTCGGCACTCAACGCTTCGACGGTGAAGCGGGCCAGAAGTACATCAAGGTCTTCTACGGCGATGAACCGGACGGCAAGACCGAACACGGCCTGTCGATCATCGGCATGGCAGCAGCGGACGAAGTAGCCGACGAAATCTTCGCAGCCGGCGCCAAGTTCGAGCCGCTGCAACTGGTGCGCATCCACTTCGAGATTGCCCGTGGTGGGCAGAACAAGGGCAAGAATCTGGCGCTCCAGCTCGAAGCCGTCCAGACCCGCGCCGCTGCCGAAACCCCGCGCACCCCAGCTCAACCCCAGGCCAAAGCCGGCGACCCGGCCAAGGCCAACTAATCGGGAGGGGCGGCCATGCTGATCGATGACCGGGTGTACTGCGACTGCTGCGGAAACGACATGGGCAAGCTCATGGCGCTGCCCGCGCCGCAAAGCGACCTGCTGCCAGACCTCAGCCTGCCGCCCCATTTCGCCGTCTGCCCTGACTGCGAGCCCTCCGAACAAACCGCCGACCTCGAGCAGGCCGGCGAATGAATTTCCTCGCCTGTGACGGTGACTGGCTGCAAGGCGCCGATGGTTCGCCCATCTGCTCCGGCTCGCTGGTCGCCCTCACGGTCGAGGAAATGCAAAGCCTCTACGGCTCTGCACTGACCTGGGACCAAGTCTCCGAGCTGCAAGGCGAAGCGATTGTTCTGTTCGCCACCGTGTTCGGCTTCCTGGTCCTGAAAAAAGCCCTGAAACAGTGAGGTATCACCCATGCAACTGAACAAGCACTTCATCAAGAAAATCGGCGTTGGCGCTGCTGCCGCGCTCTCCACCCTGGCTGGCTCCGTATACGCGGCTGTCCCGACCGAAGCTACCGCGGCGCTGGATACCGCGGGCACCGACGTTGGCACCATCGGCTGGGCCGTCTTCGCCGTGATCATCGCCGCGATGGCGTTCAAGTACATGCGCCGCGCCCTGTAACTGGGGTTTTGCGCACTGCATGTGCCGAAGCAAACAAACCCCGCTCCGGCGGGGTTTTCTCTTCCAGGGAAACGCCATGAGCTACGAACTGTACGTCCTGATCCTCACCACCCTGGCGTTTTATCTCGTGTTTTTTGGGCGGGTGTAGGAGGCGTAATGTCCATTATTCGTCGCGGTTTATCGTTAATTGCGCTGGTTGCCGTCTCGCTCTTTACTGGTTCGGCATATTCCGATGGTTACTATTGGTCGTCTGGCTCTCATTCCGGCCCCACCCCGTCTTCTGTTTGCGAAAAAATACGTCTGTCCTATGGCTCGACATTCCCGCGTTACGCACTTACGCCGATTTCGGAAACCAGTTTCCGATGCGCGATGGTTTTGCCTAATGGCAGTGAAAATGCTGTCCACGTACTTCTTAGAAATGGAACCGGCTGTCCTGTAGGAACTGAGTACGACTCCTCAACAGGGCAATGCAGTGCGCCAAACCGCTGTGAAGCCACCATCGGCCAGGTCGTCACGCACGAACACAAGATGAAAGAAGCGGTTGGCCAGCCGCTGATCGAACCGCCTGGATCGGTCTGCGCCAATAGCTGCCAGTACGCCTTCGGCTTCACCTCGGCCAGCAACGTCTACGTCTACAGCAGCGGTAATCCGCCTGGCGTGTTTGGCGTTTACAGCTATACCGGCAACGGCATCGAGTGCAACGAAAACACTCGCAAGGAACCGGGCAGTCCCGGCCAGCAGACCGATCCCGACGAAACCCCGACACCTGACCCCGATAACACCTGCCCAGACGGCTATGTCTGGAACGGCACCTTCTGCAGCAAGGAACCGCCCCCGCCATGTGATCCCGAGGTCGAGGTAGGCGGCTGTGACGACACCGAGAACCCTGATCCGGATGAGCCCGGCGATGGCGATGAGGACGGCGATGGTGATGGTGATGGTGATGGTGATGGAGACGGCGAGGGGGAGGGGGATGGCGAGGGTGACGGCGAAGGCGAAGGCGAAGGCGACGGGGATGGCAAGGGCGACGGGGATGGTGAAGCCGAATGCGACCCCGCCAAGGACCCAAACAAGTGCGGTAAGCCCAGCGTAGAAGGTGAAGCCTGTGACGCCGAGGTGAAGTGCACGGGCGATGCCGTCCAGTGCGCCATCCTCCGCCAGCAAAAGGAACTGCGCTGCCACGCCGAAGAGCAGGCCGACTTTGAAAAGCACAAGCCGGCCATCGAATCCGCTGTCCAGGGCGACAAGTTCAAGCTTGAGGAAGGCGCCGAAATCCAGCTGCCGTCGTTCATCAACCAGGGCACCCGCTTCCTGCCGGCTACGTGCCCTGCCGCCGAGAGTTTCAGCCTGCGCACCGGCGGCGGGCGCTCCTTCCAGCTCAGCTACGAACCCCTCTGCCGCGCCGCCAGTGACCTGAGCGGCCTGTTCGTGGCGGTGGCTACCGTCCTGGCTGCCCTTTACGTGGGCCGCTCCGTAGGAGGTCAGTAATGCAGTTTTTATTCATCGTGCAGATGCTCGTCATCATCCTCGGCCCGCTGGTAAAGATGGTGCTGAAAATGATCGGTTTCGGCTTCGTCTCCTATATCGGCTTCAACCTCATCATCGGCCAGGCCCAGGACTACCTGTTCGGGCTGATGGGCGATGTGGGTCCGGTGATCCAGGGGATTCTCGGGCTGGCCAAGTTCGATGTGGTGGTGAACCTGTACTTCGCCGCTATCTCGACGCGCTTCATGCTCGCCGGGATCGACAAGGCAACCGACCGTCGTCGCAATCAGGTCTGGCGCAAGCCGGGCGGCACCTCCATCGACGCATAAGGAGACGCCGTCATGCTCGTTATCCGTACCGGCAAGCCCGGCCATGGCAAGACCCTGAACACCATCCGTGAAGTGGACCAGAAGGCCCACGCCGAAGGCCGGGTCGTCTACTTCCACAACATCAACGGCCTCAAACCCGATCAGCTGCAAGCGCAGTGGTTCGAGTTCGAAGATCCCGAGAAGTGGTTCGAGCTGCCCAACGATTCGATCATCGTGGTGGATGAGGCGCAGGGCTGGTTCGGTTCACGCGATCCCAGGGCGCGGCCACCGGAGCACATCACCCGCTTCGAGACCATGCGTCACCAGGGCCACGAAGTGCACCTCGTCACCCAGGACCCGCGCTATCTGGATGTGCATCTGCGGCGGCTATGCAACACGCACATCCACTATTGGCGCGTCTTTAAGTCCGCCCAGCTGCTGCGCTTTGAGTCGGAAGTGGTGGTGGAAAAGGTTGAGCTGAAAACCAGCTTCAAGGATGCCGACAAGAAGTCGCTGCGCCTGGATAAGCGCTACTTCGGCGCCTACACCAGCACCAACGCCAAGCACCACTTCCAGGCCAAAGTGCCGACCAAGTTCATCCTGGCCATCTGCGTATTGATCGGCGCGGGGATCCTCGTGTATCGCGCCTACGAGCGCTACGACACCGAGAAAACCAAGCTGGAAGTCACCAGCAGCGCGCCGGCCGGGAGCATGGTCGATCAAGTGCGCGATACGGTCGGCGCCTTCATCCGACCCAGTGCCGACACCGAACAGGCCGCACCGCTCACCGTCGAGCAGTACCTGGGCAAGCGCGTGCCCAGGGTACAAGACCTGCCGGCGTCGGCGCCGGTGTATGACGGCCTGACCGGACCGCAGACCTTCCCCAAGCCTGTGTGCATCGCCACCACCGATCGCGACCTGATTGCCCGCAATTACAAGCGCATGCATGTCGGTGACAGCGATGAAGGGCTGACGGGGTGCCGGTGCAACACCCAGCAAGGCACGCGCCTGGATGTGTCGTTCGGCTTCTGCATGTCGGTCGTGCAGAACGGCTACTTCGACGACACCAAGCCTGATCCAGAGCCGCCACAAGCGCCGATGCACGCCGCAAGTCCGCCCCCGGTATTTGAACAGGCGATCGCCAGCGGCCTGCAGTCAGCCCCTAAAGGCTCGTCCGTGGTCGTGGTGCCCTATGAGAAGGGGAAATTCCTGTGGTGATGACCGTCAGCGCGCGTGCGCTCCGCGCTCTTTGCACGCACGGCGAGGCACGAGCCGGCGTGCAAACGCGCGCGCTGACGTCCCTGTAACACGTCAGATAAACCCAACTGAACAGTGTCGATTCGTTGCAATTTGGAGCACAAGAGAATGAGCGTTAAAGACCAAATTCGTGTTGATCAGAACTTTCAAGAAACCCCAACCGGTCGACTGTTCTTCGATAGCCATTCGGCCAAGCTGACTGACCTGTTGGGCGTTCGCTTGCTGCGTTGCGGCGTCGATACGGTCCGCCAGCTGTACCGAGGACTGATCCGCCCGGAAATCATGGCGCTGTTCGAGAAACCGGGCGTCATGGTCGAGTTCGCCGGGGAGTTCTGGCATGCCGGTCGGGTAGGGCGGGACTCGGGCTACCAGTACAAGCTCCAGAATGCTGACCTCGGGTTCATCCTGCTCATCAAGAACTTCAACGCCAAGCTCGAGAACATCGGCCCACATCTGAAGATCGAAGTATCACCGCACGCCATCGACGCGCTGTCGCCTGAGCGTCTGCAAGAGCGCATGGACTACTACGCCGCAGCCGTGATGACACACCGCGAACGCAACCAGTGCGCTGTCCATCTGGCGTTGGATCTCCAGGGCTGGAAGCCTCCGGTGGATCTGGTGGCACGCCTGCACTGTCGCGCGCGGACGCACCGGGATATCTCGGGTATCAACGAGATCAACTGGGCGACCAAGTCCAGCGTCTACGGTCGGGGCGAAACGTCCATGTTCGGCTCAGCCGGTGGCGTCCAGCTCTGCATCTACAACAAAACCGAACAGGCCCGCGCGACCGATAAGCTCGACTTCTGGGAAAGCGTCTGGCGTCGCCGGGATTCGTTCGATGTGGCTGACCCGGATAACTACGATCCAGCCCCGGACGTGTGGCGGGTCGAGCTGCGCTACCACCATTCGGTCATCCAGCAGTTCGCCAGCGGGTCGATCAGTGCCAAGACCGGCGAGGCCATCGAAACGGATTCGTTTGCGGCGTTTTCCGCGCACTTGGACGGCCTGTGGCGCTACGGGCTGTGCCAGTTCAAATTGCTGCACCGCCCAGGGCAGTACGAACCGATCTGGACGCTCATGCGTGATGACGTGCGGGTCGATGTGGCTGTCGACTCCCTGGTCGATGAAACGGAATACAAACGCTACTACAAGACCTCGCGGGGCTTCTCGGGCAAGAACGTGGAACTGTTCCTGGGAAACTTCGTAAGCCTGCTGGCACGGGAGCGAGTGGGCGCTAAAACCGCATTTGATCGACTGAAGGATTGGGAATGCTGGCCGGTCATTCGTGACCACTATGCCGCTAAGGACATGAGCGAGCGTGATCTGTACAAGCACATCAAAACGTTGCTTCAAGAACGCCACGTTCGATGGGGCAGAGCGGTCTGATGGCGATCCAGCAGCTCTCTGGCGGTCGCTGGCGGGTCGATGTTGAGCCGGTCAAAGGCAAGCGGTTCCGCAAGACGCTGAAGACCAAGGCCGAGGCAATGCGCTTCGAGGCGACCTGTCGAGCCAAGTGCAGCGAATCCAACGATTGGGCACCGCGGCCCAAGGACAAGCGCAGGCTGTCAGAGCTGGTCGAACTGTGGTTCGATCTTCATGGCGTCTCGCTCTCAGATGGCGTTCGTCGTGTGGCGATCCTGCGAGCGTGTGCAAAGGCGATGGGCGACCCGATAGCACGCATAGTCGATGGCGCGAAGATCGCCGCCACACGCGCGCGTTGGATGTCAGCTGGCGTCACCGGCAAGACGGCGAACAATCGCCTTGGCTACCTGAAAGCGGTTTACAACGAGCTGCACAAACTCGACGTGATCGACTATTCCTGTCCGTTCACCCGTATTCGTCCGGTTCGGCTGCAAGAGCGGCCCTTGGCCTACCTGACCAAGCCGCAGATCTCCGAGCTGCTCGATGCACTCCAGGCACGGACCACGTCTCCGCATCCGGCGATGGTGGCGCGGATCTGCTTGGCGACCGGGGCGAGGTGGGGTGAGGCTCAAGCGCTTCGACCGGAGCGGATTCGAGGCAACGCCCTGGTGTTTGCCAATACCAAGTCGAAGCGGGTGCGGATGGTCCCAGTAACGCCCGAGCTGGTGGCGGCGATCAAGAAGCACTGGCAAACCTACGGGCCGTTCACCAACTGCATTGGCGTGTTTCGGCTGGTCCTGCTCTCGACCACGATCAAGCCCCCACGCGGACAGGCAAGCCACATCCTGCGCCACACGTTCGCAGCTCACTTCATCATGGGCGGTGGGCATATCGTGACGCTGAAAGAGATCCTGGGCCATGCGTCGCTGAACATGACGATGAGGTATGCACACCTTGCGCCAGAGCATTTGCATGATGCGATCAGGTTGGGACCGTTGGCTGATTTGAGGGTGCCTGAGGCTTACTGA